ACCACCAGAATTGCCCCTAACTGAACGTTGACCCATCCAATAGATGGTATCAAATACTCTCCAATTAGGTGCAATAAATCTTTGTAGTGTGGATGTTTCTTCTAGGAATAATTTTTTACTAGATCCTAAATAATCATCATTTTTTAATAGTTTTTCTATAATTGCAGATGTTTCTTGGTCTTTTTTGAATAGAACCTCACTGTTTCCAAATACATTAATTACTTCATTTTTAATAAACTCATCAGTTGTAGCAACTACTTTATACATTTCCGTGTTGTCATTAACACGGGTCCTATCTTTAATTGCATAAGATCTAAAAGTATAAGTTCTCTTTAATACACTACCACTGATTCTCATCGTGAGAGGTTCTGTGCCCGTCAAGGCACCAATCAAACCACCATTATCTTGGAATACAATTGACGCTTCAATACCTGGTGAAGTAATAGATTCATAAATTTCCCATGCCATAACATAAGCACTGAGATCAGAAGCACCAGTATCAGTCGTAAGAACCTCACCATCTCTAGAGATATTGACATATAGTTCAATATCACCAAGTGTTTCTCTTTTAATTGTCTTGTACGATTCTTTACTCATGACTTAAGAAAATTGTTGAGTGGATTAACAAATGAGTTCATTCTATTTACCGTTGTTGGTGCTTGTGGAGGTAATACTACATTTGCACTACTGCCGCCACCACCACCACCTTGGGGTTGTTGCTGATTGAGTGATGATGCAACCTGTTGATTGTTTATTTCCATATTTGCCGCTAATTGAATTGCAGCACCTGTTGCACTCGCCTGACCATCTTCACTTTTTGCCATTTCAGCATTTCTGGCAGCAGTTGCACCAGACATAGTAGAAGAACTTGAACCAGAACCAGCAGGACCAAAGTTCATTGGCGTAATGTCTGGAGCACTAAACTTATTTGCAGCAATATGATCTCTTGCTTGCTGTTGCAATTTAACCATTGGAAGATCTGATCCTGCCATGTTAGCAATAGCATCTGCTGGTGATCTCATACCATGACGTTCTTCTGCAAACTGATCAGTAGCACCTTTGATTTTTGTAACGGATCCTGCAAATTGACTTAAATCAAATTCTGCTGTTGCAGATTCTGTATCCGCTCCTGCATTAGCATCACCAGGAACTGATCCAGTAGCACTACCTTTAATATTTGCTTTTGCAGCAAAGTTTTCATTTATATTAGGATTGCCTGCGGTATTAAATACATGGTTTTTGAATTTAACAACATTAACATTCTGTGAAGCATCATTAAATGCTTCACCCGTTCTAAATCCCGTAGCAGAAACCAGGTAGTTAATTTGCTCGGAAGACATTCCAGAAGCTTCTAGTCTACCACGAAGATCAGCAGTATTTTGTGCAATTGCAAGTGCTTTTTCTGCTGCTGCTAATTGTGCTTTAGATCTTGGTTTCTTGATAGATCCATCGGTTATTGGTTGGAACTGACCAGATCCGTACATAACATCAGTAAGAGATCCACTCTTTGCATTAAACATGCCAGCACCAACTGTACCACTTTGAATAAGACCACCTCTATTCAAGATTGCTCTTGCAACCAATGCCATACCCATTTCACCCTCACCTTGTGCCTCTGCTAACATCATCTTAAGTAGAAGTTGTCTCTCAGCACTCTTGACTTCACCTTGGGGTGTATCATTAGGAGATCCATCACCACTACCACCACTAGTTGCTTTACCTGAAGATATAAAATTAATGAACTTTTCATGTAATACTGATGGTGCGTTCATATGAACGTGCCAAGCACCAGGAGATCCTGTATCACCTTGACCACCAACAATTGTTCCTGCCTTAATATCATCACCCACTTTGAAATTTCCAAGTGAATTCATATGAGAGAACTGAATATTACCGTCTTCAGTTTTAAGTAGGATAGTATTACCGTAACCTCCAGATGAAGCTGTAGGATCTCGATATAGTACCTTTCCTGCTACTGGTGTAGGAACAGCAACGTCTTTACCTGATGATGGCCAAGGATCTCCAGATGAAGTGTTACTAAAATTATAATCTTTTGGTGTTCCAACTGTATGGCCACCATAACTCATAGTCTTGTTTGCAGAATGATGATGTGGTGAGAAATCACTATAATTATATTGTTTACCCATCGCCAGCTTCTTAGATGCTCCACCTGGACCAGTGGAATACATCGCTTTAATCTTACCACCAGAAGCAAATTCTTGTAGTTTAGTTGTTCCAGGTTGCCGTTGCTTTACAGATCCAGAACCATGCGGATGATTCTCAAAACGACTCATATCGTTCATCTTTGCATCAGCACTTAGAGGTCCACCTTTTTGTTCTACTTGACCACCATTCATTAGTGCCCTTAGACCCTCTAAAAGTCCACCATGCGCTTTAACCTGAACATCTGGTTGAGATTTAAGTTGAGGATTACTGGGCATTCCAGCACCAGCAGTACCTGCACCAAATGTACCATCTCTACCATCACCACTGTTTGCAATACTTTCGGTATCAGTTCCTGCAATCAGTTGTGATGCTGAGGTTGCAGTCATCGAAGGATCAGACTTTTGATTATAAAGATCTTCACCAAAACTATCCGTAGCACCTCGCATCTGCTGGATGGTAAGGAATTTAGACAAATCTAACTGCTTTTTCTCTTCTTCTTTCTTTTTCTTCTCATCTTCATCTTCATCGGGTCCTTTACCACCCAACATTCTACCTAACCAACCAAGACCAGGAACCCCCGAAAGTTTGTCCATTAAGGACTGCTTTTCTTCAGGTTTGTCGTCTAATAGTTTCTTCTGAATCTTACCTTCATCACTACCCGCTTCACGCATCCTTTCAGAAACTAATGAGTTGTGCTCATTTACTAGATCTCCAGAAGGAATTCCAAACATATTTTGGAATCCAATTTGAGTCTTGAGGGTTGCTTCCTTACCACCAGGGAACAAACTAGCAGTATTCATCAATGCGCCTTGAGCACCACTTCTAATAGAATCCCCAGTATTCTTCATGAAGTCTAGGATTTTGTTGGATCCTGATTCACCACCTTGTTCAAATCCTTTTAGATATCCACCACGTTGTGCCTCACCCATTCTCTTTTGAGTGAGATGAGGTTGTCTCCTGGTTGCAGGAGTATCAAATGGAATGACAAATCCGCCTTGCGATCTTTGTGCGACATACTCTAAACCATGACCAATGAATGCAGTGGATTTACCACCGTCCATTGATACAGGATATCCCGATTGAGGACCATTAATCCAACCGCCGCCTGCTCTTTCAACTACACCACCCTGTGCTCTTTCAGGAGGTGTTTCTGTTTTAACAGGTTCTAGTTTTGGTTGTTCTCCTGTTGTTGCGGTAGGTACTGCTTTTGGAGTTTTATCTGCGTCTTCATCAGCAGCAGATGCCCCAGCATCATCTTTATTACCATTAACTGCAATTGCAGTAGCGACAATTGCTCCCGCAGCAAGACCAGCAAGAACTAATGGATGTTTTAATAGTCTAAGTTTAGCACCCTTTAATCCTTTAGCAAATAACTTTAACGTAGTACCAAAGTCACTAATTAACTTGAGTGGATTACTTAACCATCGCATTGTTAGGAATAGTGTTCCTATACCAAGTATTGCTTGACCAAATCCTAATAGTTTATCCCACCAACTACTCTCATCAGATAGTAATTTATAAAGTCCTTCAATAGTATTAACAAAACCAAATTTGACTACATCGTATACAAATTTAGCAAATTTACCAATACCTTCAAGAATACTAGTTAATTTCTTCCTATTTGCTGGATCTGCCATCCATTTAAGGACAGACAACATAACAAATGTCTTAAACAGTTTACCAAATGCACCAAGTAAACCCTCTAAGAATCCTACTGCTTTACCTTTAGCAAGATTATCTAAAAATCCTCCAAGACCACCCTTTTTCTTTTTTTGAGGTTTTGTATATTCTGGTTTAAAATTCTTTTCGTTTTTCTTTCGTTCTTCAATATCTTCAATACGAAGTACTTTCAGATCTGAAAGGATTTTTGCAATACCATTAACACTTTCACCGAGTCTATTAGTTGCAATTAAATTTGAAGTAGCAACTTTGTTAGATTCTTTTGCATTAGGATCAGTTTGTCCACCACTAGGAGGTGTAACAAATTTATAAAAGTTAATTTTAGATCCTTTTTGAACCGTTGCCATTACTTAAGTCTCTGTATAACTCTATTTGGAGCAGAATATGTTGTACCCCCGCCACCAGTATTTATCGGAGCAGGTGATCCTACAGGTACAAGTTTTGGTATCACTAAAGGAATTACAGAACCACTCCTCTGTTGCTTCTGCATTGTATAGTTTGCAGATGCTCCAGTCGTAGGTGCTAACATCTTAGCAGGAGCACTAGGAGATTTGTTTTCAGCAGGAGATACATTAGCAGTATACTTTCCTCTAGGTGCTGCCATTCTAGCAGGTTCCTTGCCAACAGTAGAAACAGGACCAGGAGAAATATTACCACTAAATCCTTGAGGCAACACAGGTCCCCTTATAGATGCAACTTTTTGAATTGCTGGTTGCTGTAATGCAGGAGAAACAACTCCTGCAGAAGGTGTTGCCATAGACATTGCATTACTTCTTAAGTTATTAATATAACCTTGAGATTTATCTAATATTTTTTGATATTCGCTTTTCCTGGATTCATTTTTAAAATTATCAAGGAATTGTTTACGACCATATGTACTCTTACCTTGAGACTGTAAATTCAATAGACGTTGGTTTTCTACCTCAGGTAATGCTCCTCCAGAGGCCATAAAGGGAACAATATTATTCTGAAACCCTACAGTGTTATTATACTGGACATTTCCCCCTTTGTCAAATCCTGGAAGCATACCTAGAATTCTAGGAGAAACTTCAACACTCAGAGGAATAGATCTTGCAATAACCTCTTTAGCAAGTTTTAGCAACCCCATAGCGCCTTGAGGTTGCGCTTTCTTTGGTTCTGGTTTAGATGGTTGCTGAGATGCCCCTGAACCCTGCTGAGGTGCTCCTGAAGGGACACTGACGCTTGACAGGTAAGGAGCAGTCACACCCTTACCAGCAAGCAGATCACGAATGACTGGACCTCTACGTCCTACCTGCGAATAATAGTCACTATCTTGTATCTCTACAGCAGCAGTTTTCCAGTCACCTACTTTTACTGCAGCAGCAAACTTGGGAAATTCTTTATAGAAACTTCCGCCCATATTGAAAGCAAGATCAATTAGTGCTGCTTTTTGTTGAGCATTACCTTTATGGTATCCTGGTATTGCCTTTGCTTGTGCTAGGTGCTTGTTAAAATCTTTATCGAATAACTTGTCTGCTTCTCCTTGACTAATTTTAGAATGTGGACTATAACCATCGCCAGGTTGAATCAGATGACCATATCCAATTGTTGGATATCCTTTGCTATCATTATATGCATGATGAGCACCACCAACAACATTAGATCCTTCGTGGATCTTAATCATAGACTTAGCAAAACTGATCTCACCACCCGCTGCTTTTTTATCTAGTTCTTCAGGTTTTTTTGTAGTATCAACTTCATCAGTTAACTTATTACCCGTTATCATTCCCCAAAGTTCGCCCAAGTTAGGGAGTTTGGACAACACACCGTTAACCGAATCTAATGCACTCTTAAGACCAAGTTTCTCGAACATTGCGTTCTCGCCTTCTTGAATGGCAGGAACAAAATCACGAGCAAGACTATACAGATCAAGACCTAATGCAATACCACCGAGAAGAGGTGCTGCTGGTCCGCCAAAAGCTGTAGCAATATCCAAGACACCAGCAGTACCTTCGATTAATGCACCAATACCGTCACCGTTTGCTGCTTTGTCGTATGCAAAGATTAAGTTTGCAATACCACCAATAACAGGTATGATTGTTGCAGCACGTTTACCAAACTTTGATGACTGACCTAGAGCATTTTGTAAGGTAATACCTTTCTCTGATAGGAATTTAGTAATGTATTCATATCCTGGTATTTTCGCGATATTGTCGCGAATCATACCACCTACCTTTTTAAAAGTATCTATTACAGGATCAATAAATGGTTTAAGTGGTGTTATAAACTTTTTAGTAATAAACTCACCAGCACTTGCTTTGAGATTATTGAATGTATTTCCTGCACTTGCAGCAAGATTTGATCCAATCTGTCCTGCAGATTCGGTAGCACTGACTACCTTTGCCCAGTTGGCCTTGGCACCCTTAGATAGATTATTATACTGTTGACCTGCCCACTCAAATCCATTTTGTACTGCAGAAGGGAATGATGTTATACCCTTCTTTATCATTTCTCCGCCTTGGACTGCTCTTTTACGAACATCATCAACTAAATCATCTTTAACAAAACTACCAAAATCTTGTAGACCTGACGAAAGCCTACCGAAGAATCCTGGTTTTTTGGGTATAGGTGCTTCTAGAGGAGCAACGGCAATTTGCCCTGCGTCAACCAATTTATCTGTAAATGCTAGAGCATTCTTTACACTTTTACCATCCTCAAGTCGCATTAAAAATGCCTTTGCAGCATTCTCGCCTTTTTCTTTAAGAACTTTTTTATAATTTGTTGCTGCTTCAGGACCAAAACTCCTGTATACTTCTTTTAATTTAAGACCTCGTTCAAAAATTGATTCGGCAGCTTCGGCACCGAATTTCTTAGTATTTTCTAAATATCGTCTTCCTGCCTGTTCGCCAAGTTCCCCAACAACCTGTGCTGCTCTTTTTTTACTACCCCGCCTTGCTGCTTGCTCAACTCCCTCAGCAATATCATCAGCAGCACCTGTCTTTGGTTTGACCCTGCCGCCCTCACCAATAAAACTTAGTAATGATAAAATATCAGTAATCAAACTGAATGGATTCATTAGGTATTTTAACCCAATGACACCAAGAATTACTTTACCGAGACCCTCTACCCTTTCAAAGAATGTAGAATCCTCTCCAAATAAACCACCAAGACCATCGAGTAGCGTTGTAGTTAGTCCAGAAGCAATCTCCCAGAGTTTACCAACTACAAATAAAGTTTTATCGACAAATTCTGTAAGTTGTTCTCGGTTTTTAGGATCCGACATCCATTTTAGTAGTTCTCTTGAGAGAACTGCACCGCCAAAAGACAACAAAATGTTGGTAATTGGACTTAAAAAGTCTGCTAAGAAACCAAAAGCACCTTTTGATGCCTTTTTAAGTTTACTGGTTATCTTAACTTTTGGTTTCTTCTTTAAATTGCCTACTTCTTGATTATCTTCTGCTGCAGAGTCGTTTTTTCTGCGTTCTTCTCTTCTTTTAAGGAGAGCATCTTTATCGTCTTGCTTATCTTTACTAACCTGAATTAAATTGAGATCCTTTACAATTAAAGAGATGCCATTAAGTGTGCCACCTATTCTATTTGTTGCCAGAACTTGCTTTCTGCCAGCAGCAATTTTCGGATCCTTCGTAGCAGAAGATCCTGGGTTGACAAATTTATAGGTATTCAGTTTGTTAGCCACTTGCTGCTTGCCTCTCCCTCATTCTTCGTTCTTCCTCTTTTAAAAAGTCTATTAGAAATTGAACATAAATCTCTTTTTCAAACGGGATCAATTCGTCAATGTATCGAATGTCCCATTTATGGTGATGCATCAAGGCAAAATTGCCCTCATAATAAGAACGAAGGTTGTTATGGAGGAGAGCTAGGCGAAAAAAGCCGACAATCCCTCAAGTACAACATCACTTTCAACTCCAGTCTCTGGATTTGTAACAGTAATAGTATGAGACAACTTAGGCATTGTTTCAAAGAATGTTTGAATCAGTTGAAACTGCTTACTATTCATTTCCTCAAAGAACTGCACAATCTCTTCAGAAGGAGTGTCTGAACAATCGTAGATTTGATTTGAATCTGCAATAGATGCAATACATTTTGCTGCCATGTCAAACATGTCATCAACATCAGGAGTACCATCAGTGAAATTCATACTAACGAAATCATCCAAGGTAGGATATTTCATAGTGACAACAATAGAGTCGTCTAGTTTGATCTCCCTTTTATGCTTTCTACTCTTGACAACTTTGATGTCATCCAAAAGAATACTAACAGGAACTTCTGTTTCCTGATCATCAGGACAGGTAACATTTACATTTACCCTTTCACCCACTGACTTTGCACGAATATTCAAAAAGATATATTCGATATCAAAAGTTGCCAGCAACTTTACATTTTTAACATCAGTACAAGATTCAATAATATTTGAAATTGCACTGACCATTTCATCTTGACCACCCAGTTCAGTTGCCATCAAAAGAAGTTTTTCTTCTTTTACTAGAAACGGTCTATAATTCACAACTGTACCGTCAGACGGCAGTTTCAGTTTGTACTTAGGTACATTTAATTTAGGTAATGCCATAGAAATTCAACTCAGTAATTTTATTTATGCGAACGACGCTGATGATAAGGGGAACCCAGATAATAACTGATTACCAACTTTACTTTCTAATTTATTTTTCTGTGTACCCTGGTCTGTGGTGTCATCACCATCGGTGTTAGGTTTAGTCTGTATTGCAATAGAGGAAGAATCTAGAGTAGGATCAGTGTAGAATCTATATCTTTCGTAGTAGAATCCGACATTCATAGTCATTGTCTTTGCTTGATCATTAGACAATTGAATACTACCAATGTTATATGGGAACGCATTGTATATCTCCCAACACGCAGTCAATTTATTTACTGATGTAGGTGATTCCTGCCCTTTTTTCTTTCCTGTTTTATACAATACCCGATCACCACCAAAAGGTTCCCATTTAAAAATTAAAACTCTAGGTGCAACATAGTCAACATAATATCCGCAATGCTGACTAGCATCATTAGAGCATCTTGCCATCCAACGCTCAAAGAACAATCTGATTTGTTGAGAAGAAGGACACATAAAGTTCATACTAATATTACTGAATGTCGGATTTGTGACATACTTATATGCCGAACCAACATTAGTTACCTGTCCTGTTCCCATTTGTTTACTAGGGAGATTAACATCTCTAGCATAATAATTAATCAGATCTCTCATATTACCCTTACCACTATTGAGAGAATCTTTTGATTGAATATCCCCAATAAACTGTGGAGGGGTTTTCTGCATTACGGTGGGAGGAACGATATAAACTGAGAATAGGTTTGTATTTGCAGGATAGTTGTCGTCACTCTTCATCATACTGATGAATTGCTGCACAGAGTTATACTGTGCCGATAACCCGTTCTTGATTCTAGACTTCTGCGATGCCATCAGATTTTAAGTTCCTTTTCTGTAATTAACATAAACTCCCAATTTTGATCCTTGCAGAATTCGGTTGCTGCTTTCCACTTTGCTTGGTTGACACTCCAAGTGACAACTTCATTGATATATCGTTTTGTGTGCCTTTTCTGTGTCTTGGGTTCCTTTGTTTGTTTGTATGGTTTTACCTCTACGAGATATTTTTTGTTATTCACCTTAACATAAAAATCTGGAAAATATCTGTGTCGTCTACCATCAACAGGAGATATGTACGGAATAATAATTTCTTCACTACCCCACTCTTGAACTGAAGAGGTAACATCGCACCATTTCATAAATTTATACTCCCAAGATGATCTATAGATGACGTTTGTTGAGTCACCTTTGTACTTCCTAGGAAACGATGGGCGATATTTTCCTTGATACCTCATAAATATAAACAGACCACGTAGTATTTAGGTAGAAAATTGTCAATATACCGCTACCCCATATCACCCCCCATGCCAGGTCTTGGTAATGAATTTGACGGAGATGCTCCGACAAGATCTATGGACTTTGCCATGTTCCAACGGGTTCGTCAAACTTATGACGACTCTGGTACAACATATTATGGTCGAAATCTTCCTCGTAACAATGCGATGAAGGTAAAAAAATCTGCAGATCAATGTGCTATTGCAATGCCGAACAACGTTCAGGCAAACTATAGTGTATCTTATACAGAAGCAGATCCTGGTATTATTGGTATTGCTGGTGTTGATGCTCTAAATGGTGGTACTGCCTTGAGTGGTGGTGTTGCTGGTGCTCAAAGTTTTGCAGATACATTGTCTGCAGCAGCAGGAGGAGCATTACCTGAGGCAGAACTTTCGGCAATTACTGCCGCTATAGGTGGCATCAATGGGATGATCGGTACTGAAGGTTCTCTCACAAAGAATCAATTTCTACAATTAGCAAAAGGTAAAGTTTTAAACCCCTTCACCGAGCAATTGTTCAATAAAGTTTCATTTCGCAATCATACCTTTAAATTTAAGATGGTTTCTAGAAGTGAAGCCGAAGCAAAGGTAATTTATAGGATTGTTGAGTGGTTTAAACTGGGTGCTCATCCAATTTTACAAGGTGCAGGAGAAATTAACTCTGGTGGTCAATCAGGTGTGTCACAAGCATCGCAGTTCAGGTTTATTCAAGTTCCTGATCTATTTGATATCAAATTTATGCGAATTAGTGTAGATGGTGCATCTTATGCAAATTCTAAGTTGGATGAAACTACTAATAACTTACACTATAAATTCAAACGATGCTTCTGTAAAGGTGTGTCTGTAAACTATGCTCCTGATGGGCAATATACATCATTTAGTAATTATGATAAAAAGGGTATCAATGTTCCTGCTCTTGAATTGAATTTGCAATTTGTTGAAACTTCACTGCTCAACCAGGCAGATATTGTAGACGGGTTCTAATCTAAAATGACTGCTTATTTTTCACAATTTCCAAACGTATATGTCGGTATGGGAGTCAAAGATGACTCTCCTATCGAATATCAACTTGCTAAGAATTTATTCCGAAGACTTGAAATTAGAGACGATATCGAAAAATATATCACTCTATTTGAAAAGTATACTGTGCAAGAAAATGAAAGTCCTTCAATTATTGCAAATAAAGTATATGGCGATCCTTTCCTAGATTGGACTATTTTGTTGACAAATAATATTAATGACTTTTACACCGAATGGCCTAAAAGTCAGTTTGAATTGGAATCCTACGTTAGAAACATCTATGACACAATTGAAGATGTTCATCATTGGGAAACTTTAGAGGTTTTTTGGCCAGATATTGATGACGAGGTAGTATTGATGCCAGGTGGTATGGAAGTGAAAGAAGATCATAGGACAATGCTTCCAGATGGTCAAATGTTATCAAAAACGCAGTCAATTGTACCTATTACAAATTATGAGCACGAATCGTATTTGAATGAATTGAAAAGAGTGATTAGTTTACCATCTATTGGAATTGTTCAGAATATGGTGCAGGAAATGGAAGATTTACTTGCATACAAATCCCACCCTGAACTGGATGTGGAAAATAACAAGAAAACTGAAATTTCGATCGTTGGTAGGTTCTTGGAAAATACAGGTTATATCAGTCCTGTTGTTGCTTCCAATAGTAACAATTCTAGTACCCAATCTGAGGTTAGTTTTGATAATGGTGCAGACAGTGTAGTAAGTGGATTGGTCGGTATTGTCGTTGGAACTGCCTCATCTACTGCAACACCAACTGCCACTACAGGAGCAACTACCACTACCACCACTACAACAACCAGTAGCTCTAGCAGTAGCAGTTCTTCTAGCAGTTCTAGTAGTTCTTCTAGCAGTTCTAGCAGTTCTTCTGGATCGTCATATAGTGGTGGGTACTAAAAACCTTTTTAGACTATTTTTTGGCGGGATTTTTTTAGCGACTTCTGAGGAATCAAAGGTCGCTTTTCGCTACGCCTAGGCATAAAAAAATCCCTAGCAATGCTAGGGACAAATTTATAATGAAATCTTTAACCAAGGTAACAGTGGTGGGATTACTCCAATGAGTCGAAGTAAACCCTCAGCAAAAAGTGAGAGAACAACCCAACCAACACACATACTGATAATTCCAGCATTACGATTATGTTTTCGTATTGCATCGTCAATCATCTCCTGTGCTTGTTCTTTGGTTATGTATTTCAAAACTCAAAGTGAAGTTCGATGGGACTATAGTACACTCGATCATGGCGTGTGCTGCGCGTGTGATGGTGACTATATTTTTTATGCCAATGTGAATGGCAATCATAAGGATGGCAATGGAAATGTCTATGCTTAGGACTATGATCGTGACGATGACGATGACGTTTTCCTAAGTGACCCCGTTTCCAATTAAGTTCACTCAGATTTGATGGATTGTGAGCCATTGCTGGCGCACCAATCATCATCAAAGCAACTAGGATGAGGGGCAATTTCATTAGTCGTCCTCCGCAAGGCGAGCAAACATTGATAGGGTATCTTCAGCATCATCAACAGAAGCTGCTGCTACTGCTTTCTCTCTGAAGTCACTTACTTCACGACCCCAATCAGGTTGATTAGATGCCATGATGTCAGGGGAGTTGAAGTTAGCAGGTGCTGCAACGGGTTCGTCTTGCTCATCCACACGACGTGTAGGAGCATTTAGACCCAACACCATGGTCAAACGACCCTTGAGTTGTTCGTAGGGTTTGAAGTTCTTAACATCTTCAAACTCGGCAAGAGAGTAACCCTGTTTCCAGATGCTCTCCAGTTTATCATCGTCAAACCCACCTAGTACAGCAGGTGTTGTGAACTCAGACTTGTCATAGTTCCAATAACCATCAACCTTACGGATCTTCAGTTTGAAATCAGCACCCTTCCAGAAGTCGAAAGGATCGACAGGTGTCTCATCTTGGAATGCAGGTTGCATTGCTTCCACCAGTTTGTCAAAGATCTTCTTGCCATACTTGTACAAGAACACACGACCTTCGTTCTCAGGGTGTGCAGGATCGCTCACAACATAGATGTTGCTGTAGTATGACAGTTTACGCTTCTGAGCACGAGCAATTGCTTTGTCGCTCTCACGTCCACTGTTCCACAGTTCACGATTCATTTCACCGACAGGATCATCCTTGCCGATAGTGGTGAGTGAGTTTTCAATGTACCATTGTCCACCAGGACCTTTAAAGGCGTGACTCCAGACCTTTGCGAAAGGCAGTTCTTCTCCATCAGGAGCAGGTAGGAAACGAATGACAGCAAAACCGTTACCAGTTTTATCCATCTCAGGTTTCCAAAGACGCTCATCAGGACCATTACCCTGCTGAGGTTGATTGATTTTCTCGATCTCTTTCGTCAACTTGGCAAATGAGCTGCCACTGGACGCTTTCTTTAGAGATGCAAAAGACATGTTCGTATTCTCCGTATTTAATGTGTGTAGTTGGATTGGTTGCTACTGGATAATCATAGCATACTATCTATGCTTCGTCAACTTCCCTATGTGCCGCTTGTTCAAGTGTCTCCACCATGGCGTCCATACAGACTGCTAGGGTCTCGTATCCGAATGCATTAGACAGAGCATTGATCCTTGTCTTCATGTCTGCTGCTTCAGGATCTTCTGAGGATGCAAGGCACAGACGAATGTAAAATGTTTTTTGTTTCTCGATTAGATGTTTGCATTTACCAATGTGCTCTAATCTTTCTTGCTTGTTCATGCTACCTAATTGCGTAGTCATAGCAGCAATGTTTTGATAAGTTGTGAAGATGTCCTGTAAATTTTCTTGGACCTGTTCTGATTGAAAGAAACTCATACCTTTGTCCTTATAGTGTCTAAGATCACACTCTTGTATTTTTTGCAATCGATGCTTAAAAATGGTTTGTACTTTAAGACCTGCTTCCTAGTATCTTTCCAGATGGGATCATTCATAGTCTTATCAAACATCCCAACGTATCCTAAGCACGATTCAAATACAACAAGAGTTTCTAATGCAATCTCCCCAGAGAAATAGTTTTTCAATAAGATTGGATGAGTGCCTTGTTTGACTTCAAATATTTTATCAAAGTCGTCATTAGAATCTTCGAGCAAGGATCGAACATCTTCCTTAAATTTATAGGTAAATGATTCCTGCTTTATTTTCCACTCACTATAGATGTTGTGACTGAATGTTTTAATGTAACCTTTGGGGTTTGCAATGAAGTTAGCAACAAAATAATGTAACGTCTCTTTGGAGTTAAGTTTGGTTGCCAACTTTTTGAAAAAATATCGATCAAGTCTCTGCTCAAATGCAGATTCACTTGCCGATACCTTTCCATTGTATTTTATATAGTCGTAATTATCTTTATTGAAGTGTTGCTTTAGTGCCAAGTACATTCGATACACTTCAAATCCAGTCACAACGGAAGCACTCCTTTAGATGATTGCTTCATATAGTTAAGACGCTGTGCTTCATGACGCAAGCGTTCTTTGAGTGGTTTGGAAATAAGTTTTGGAACAGTTTCGATTTCAATTTCATTCTCTTGGCAGTATGTAACCACTGCTTCAATGTATGAAATCAAACCACCACTGGTCTTCACCAACGTTTCAATCTCCTGGGAAAATTTAATTGGTGTAAGAAACTTACTGTCGTCTGCTTTTTCAGGCATTAGTTTTTCCCCTAACGAAGTCTTCGATATAGGATTTAAGTAGTTGTAGATAGTCATCAAGATTGTACTTCTCAAAAATTTGAATAGATCCTTCTTCAGTGGCGATAATTGTGACAATTTTCTTTACCTCAATTCCTGTACGTTCAAGGAACATTGCTGCGTATGCAGTCTCTTGGACGAAATAATTTTCAATCCACTTTTCCTTTTTTTCTTTAGTTGAAGTTTTAAAATCGATCACTGCCAACTCACCATCGAATTCGGCAATACAGTCAACACGTCCAGACAAACCCAAGTAATGTGAATAGAGAAAGGTCTCTAGACAATGGATGTTGTTGATTCGGTTTAGATCTTTCTTTGCTAACTGAAACATTCTAGCAGACAATGGATGATTTTCCAAGTAATTGTCTAAAATTAATTCACCTTTGAAATAATCTTCAGTGATGCTATGGAATGCTGTACCTCTTGAAGTGGCACGGGTAGTGATTCGATTTGCCTCATGTTCACCAATATCCTTTCTCCATTTTGCGAAGAAAGCAGCGTTACGGAACGACGTGACTGAGGTTATACTTGGATAGTATTTATCCTCTCCAGGAATTGGATAGAATCTAGTACCATTTCTATTCACTGGTTCGACATCGGGGTAACCGAGATCGATATCAACATAATTAAACATTTAGAATCCCATATTATATTTTTGGATTAGGTAAGATTTAACTAATCCAGAGCGAACGATGTCATCAATACCAAATTCAATGCAGGAGAACTCTTGCATTTCTTGTAGGATCTTAATGAAATCTGCAATGCCAGACTTTTCGTGCTCTTTAGTCAAGTCTGACTGTGTGATGTCTCCACAGAAACAAATCTTGGAGTCTTCACCTATGCGAGTAATCATAGAATCTAGTTCATGGAAATTCAAGTTAGAGAATTCGTCAACAATAACAATCGCATTGTCAAGAGTAACTCCACGAATAAAAGAAGTAGACCAAAAAGAAATAGTTTCTTGCGCCCTGAGGTTGTCATAGAGCATATCAAACGAGTTGTCATCAGGCATACTAAACATGTATCTTACCATGTTTTTGTATGGAATTTGATACAATGCTGACTTATCTTCATGATCTCCAGGGAGGAAACCAATCTCTCTAGTAGGAACTAGAGACCTTACAATGTATATCTTATCATAAGGTGTGTTTTCGTCAAGTACTTGCTGCAATGCAAGATACAATGTGATGAAAGTTTTACCTGTACCAGCGGCACCATGCAGTAAAAGATTTTTACCTTCGTTATACTGCTCAAAAGCAGTCTTCTGGTTATCAGTCAATGGTTTGATTGGAACCATGTATGACTTATCTAAAGGTTTTTTCCTTTTGATTTGTTTAGCAGACATGTTGGAACCAACAGGGTTGCTAGTGGTGTTTCGTTTTCTTGCTCTTGCCATATCAAGTAAATCGACTCAGGTTTGCTCGTGGGTGTGCTGCCTGGACTTTGGACATTACTTCCTTAAATCCATCAGATTGTTTGGGGTTGCCGTAGGTTGTACCTGCGACACCAGCGTGCCAATCCTTATCCCAATCGGGATTATCTTCACGCCACTGCATATATTCAGTAACGCTGCAGCGAAACTCTTGTTTTTCGCCAGTGACCTTATTTAGTACGTTGTATAGTGGCATTAATCAATCCTCAGTGCTGGTTGAATACAGTTACATTCATCTAATTGCTCAGGGCATCCACAATTCCCATCAGGACACCACTCAAGCGCCTCAGAGATGACTGGGAACTGACAGATGAAATGCTGCTTGGCAAGTAGTGCGATCTCCTGGTGCTCCTTCTGGGTGCCATTGGCAGAACGCAATTGGATATAATGGATCCAATTTCTGAGATTGCCACTCATGTACATTTTTGTTGGTACGCATAAAGGAAGCACATTTCTTGCACATTCCTTTGCAATACCCTCATCAAGCATTCTCTGATAGAGATCCATTGATTGTATAAAATGTTGTTGCATTAACATTTCATACTTCTGCCTCTGAAACGGGTCAATATCGTCAATACTATTCTGACGATTCTTGGTGTCCTGTCTGCGTAGTTCTGGTAGGGGGATCGACGATGCGAGTAAGGAGGAATCAGCATAGCGTTGCGAAAATTCTTGAAATGTGAAACTCCTATGACGCAAAATTTGAGGGGAGATTGCTCTTGTAGTATGAATTTCAAGAGTCATAGACGCTTGCTCAAACACAGACCAATGTCCATGCTTGATACAATACTTAAGTAATCCTGCTACCTTAGGGTTCTCCTGATTATTGGGATTACTCACACGAGCAATGTATCCAATTGTTTTCTCTGCCTCAGGAGTAACAGAGATCAAACATACTTTAGTCATTCTTATCGATAATAATACGAGCGAGGAAATACAATCCAAGCGACTTTAGATAACCAATGGTGGCAAGTCCAAAGATACCTGGCATCAACCAGTTCCATAGTAGCATAATAACCAAAGGTTTGCCAAAGAAAAAGAAGATCGCAACAACAACTGCTACTGCTTCTTTCTGTTTCTCTTCCTCTAGATTCTCTTCAGGTTCTTGTTGTTCAGCACGACGGTCAAAGTAAACCGTCATTTTGTTCTTGCTTTCTTTGGAGGTGGTGCGTTTGGATCTGTCCATAGTTTGGGATTTGCTCTGCCATTTGATTGTTTCATGTCAATGAAGTTATCTTTGTAGAGATCCCAATAGTAATCGAAGATCTCTACTTGTTTACCACTAATAACCAGATCAAATTTGTCTTGACCATCGGCAGTATCGTGATAAGAGACCACATAACATGTGTAGGGTAGACTAGTATCAAGAAGATCTTCAGGAGAACACTCTTTCTTGAAAATCTTCATGAGCGTTCGCCCCATTCGATCGCAGGAAATGCTTCCGTGATTACTGCTTTAGTGATTCTCTTATACTTCTCTGTAAGTCTACCATCTTTTACTAGGCAAAGCAACTCTGCTTCTTCTGCAGAGAGACCCTCTAGAAGTTGCACAAACATTGACTCTCTTTTAAGAGATGGAAGTTTGTCCATACCACCTTTCACAAAGCGATAGAAACCTCTATACTCCTGTTCCAAGCGAGTATGGTCTGTACCTAATGGTGCATCGTTAGGAGTATATGGGACATCTCCCTCTGGGAGCATAGAAATAACGCTATCGTCGAAATTCCAAATCAAAAGTTGACGTAAAGCGTTACTGTTGTTACTTTGAAGGAGTTGAATCTTCTCCGTTTTGGTTTTAGCATTGGAAACCTTTCTCAAGATTTCTGTAATTAGCAATCGTGCGTTGCTATTATCGAGGCTTGGTGATCGTGTAGGCATAATAAACTCTAATAATTAATCTTCATCATCATCATCAAATTCAGTCCAAACGTTATAGTCTGGTCGAATGTAAATCAAATCGTCCTGTAAGATGTTTCCATCTTCATCCAACATTTCTGGATGTGTGACTGACTTTGCATACGCTGCGTTCTCGATAAAGTCTTCAACGTATCCTTTTGCCAACCATGAGACGGTGATTCCTAAAATGAAACCCCCGAGTGTTACTAAAACAACTAGTGCTACTAGCATGGTTTCCCCCTGTAATGGTTAATAATAAATTGGAAACCAACCTCCTATTTTGAACTCAATTTTATTTAGGATCAAAGCAGATTGTTTTCTCTGAGATACTTAACGGATTCTGTACAACCACCAAGTTTCTTTTGGTCCATAAGGACTTGAGGGAATGTTGCACCCTTACCAAACTCTTTATAAAACTGTTCGCGAGTGAAATCTTTTGTTAGGGTATACTCAGTGTATCCCAACTTCTTTCCCTCCAGAACTTGTTTAATTTTTGTGCAATAAGGACAACCAGATCGCGTGTAAACAATAAAGGACATTAATAAACTCCGATTAAAAAAGGGACCATTTAGGTCCCCTGAGATTCTACACTATGTAGACTGCGATCAGAAGGAGTACTTCAAACCGAGTTTAGCACCGTAGCCGCGGTCAAGATCTTCGTCGCCTGAACCTACGAAGGATACTTCACCATATGCACCCAGAGCATCGCTCAAGGACACACCAACACCTGCCTTACCAGAAGGAACGGTGTCAGCGTCACCGCCGTCAGGAGTCAGCACAGTAGCACCGCCCTGGACGTAGTATGAAGCGGACTCGCCCAGAGCACCTTCGTACCCTACGTGCAGGTCTGTTCCAGCACCATTGTACTCGGATCCAGTCCAACCAGCGTTGGTCTCGACGTTGACGTAGGGTCCTGCGAAAGCAGCACCAGCGGACATAGACAGAGCAGCAGTTGCTGCAAATACAGTTTTGATCATTGAAAATTTACCTTTTTTACTTGTGGAGTTGAACCCACAGATGATAGAAGACTCGACTTGTCTTCGTTCCGTTAATTATACCACACCTTTGCCTGCAGGTCAAGTGTGTCAGTTTGTAACGGTCTCAGTATTTATACACGTTAGAGATCTGTATTTTCATACCCCATTTTCTTTCTTGCTATGGCATTCTTTGCCTGCCTCTTAACCATTCTTACAAAAGAAAGTTCTCCTTGAGTCCAATGGTCAGGATGTTTCTTCGCATCCTTCAGGATTTTCTTTGCTGTCTTGATGGTATCCTTGTGTCTCATTAGTATTAATATTATCTTTTATACTATTTATTTCACTATTCAGTTTATTGAGTATTTCTGCGGACAAATCTATTCCAACATTAATATAATCTTCATTGGCAGTCTCATCTAATAGGAAAACATCCATAGGATCAACGATTGCATCAAACTCTAAGTCCATTCCGTTTGCAATCTCCTGTAACTCAGGTGTCATGTTTTCAAATTTAATTTTAGGTAGTTTCATCTGTAAATAATTGCTGAAGATTGACCGTATCCTGTGGCGTATCTGGTATTCCAAATTACATTATCGAACTGGGTAGCAGTAAGATCCAAGGATGAAATGATGGAGTTATTAGGATCTGGAAGAGGTAATGGGGTTCCTTTAATTTCTACAAATATATTGCAGTCTTCACCTTTTTTATCATAGAAACAAATTTTACTGTTTCCACGAATACCATATCCACCATCGTTACCCTTGACCCTAGGTTTATATATTTGTGGTGTGACGATTGCAGATGTGCGGTACTTACCCTTTTCGATACTCAGATCTCTAGTAAAATTCATACCTGCAATTTGATATGTTCCCAAACCAGTACCTGCATAATCGGGATTGTCATCGTATTCTAGTTCCATTGTGACTTGTGCTCTACCTGATCCAGTAACTTCAAGACTTCCATCTTGAAGCAGTCGAACTTCTATATTACTCAATTCCGAGACTCTTGTCAAGTTAAAAGCATAACCTCCAGGATTATTTGCCCAAACGTTATGACGATTCGATGATATTGGTAGGTTCTCTACTGTCCCAATAATTTTATACAGTCCTTCTTTCAATGATAGATTTTTTGTTTTAGAAACTAACGTCCCATCAGTATAGACTTTCTTATTAACATATGCTCCGTTCTGATATCTTTGTAAGGTAAGTGTTCCTATATTATCTGCAGCATATTCCAATTGATAATTTGTTGACTCGGGAACGATGAATATCCATTCTTCCTGGTGAACAGTTCCTGTTAGCATTTTCTGCTCAGGATAAACTGCAAAGTCATTTAAGAAAGGATACTGTTGCCATCTTTGATGTGGTCCTACTCGAACCCAAGAAGGTGATTCGGCAAAATCATTACACTTTCCACCAAAGCAGATCTTCATATACCATCCACCAGGATTAGATCCCCAATCATATGCTTTGTTTTTATATCCACCATTTGCTCTAATAAAACCACCACTATTATTCTTAACTTTGACAACCATATCATATGTGCCTGCCCTAAGATTGTCCAACGTCACTCTATATGGTTCTGCTACACCAGATACTACCATTCCCTGTTTCTTATTCTTGAATATTTCATTACCATCAAAAACAACACTCAAACATCTATGATCAGCACCCCATACAAATTCATAATCACCTTTACTGGGAATAACAATCTCATATGACACCTCTTGAACTTCATCAGGTAACGTACACACCTCTGGATTAACCCATACTGCATACTTATTTCCCTCTTCAGTCCATAAAGATCTGGATGTAATTGTACTCTGGACTATTCCAGGTGTAAGTCTAATAGTTCCATTCGCATCATCATTTTTTTCATCCCGTAGTTCCAGCACCCGATAGACACTACCACCACTGCTGCTATCACGACCACCATATGATTCAAACTCTACTGTGATATCCTGTTGTGCATCGTCCGTGTATCTGTTTTCTGGTGTAAATGTATACGTCCAAGTCTTCCCTGAAGCAGGTAGTTCTCCCGCCCAAGAGTTTATCCACCATACAGAGTCGATGTCCCCAGCAGTATTATTGTCATTTTTCACAGTATAAACTGGCCACACACTGAAAGTTACTGTTACTCCATGCCTGATTACAGTAAATGTCTGTTCTTTATCACGCATTTCCTCTCCTTTCTTATCATAACGTCTAGGCCAATACTGTAGACCTTCTTTAGCGCGAACTTTTACACTATCATCTAGGACAAGCAAATCCTCAAAACCTTTAGCAGTCATTCTCAAACGAGTTCCTGATGGTTGATCACCAATAATAATTTTTTGAACTGCTTTACCATTCTTGTCAGGGTTCTCATTAACTTCAAATCTAAACATGACCTGTTGTGTACCCGATCCGCCAACAACGAGATTACCATTTGCAGCAAACGTAGCTGTACCACCACTTAGATTCGTAGCAGTCAAGTATGCATCAATCCCTTTGTATCCATCATTAAATCTAAGTTGTGTCTGGTTAAGACCTCTATCAAAACCACCATCATTTCCTATGATTGTAGTGGTGTACGTTCCAGGCGATACCACAATGAATCCTTGATCGTTATGCTCTTCTTCAGTTCCTCTATTAAATGTTACTGTAGATGATCCCCCACCTTCACAATCAATTGGTTCTTTCAATTGCGCCTTTTTGAATGGGATATTTATGGGGTTCAAATCGTTCCATACAATAGGATATTCACCTGGTCCAGGAATAGTAATCGATTCGGACTGTTCTCCTACTTCCCCTCTTTGTTTAAAGGTGACTCCATTAACAACATCACCATTAGAAGTGACTCTTTGTACACCAGGGATACTAAAACTCATATCTGCCTGCTCACTACCATTAGGAACACTAATAGTAATCTTATTTACTGCTATGCCAGATGTAGATGGGTTATCGTCCCATTCAAACTCCACTACAATATCACCAGGACTCGTAACCTTGAGGTTAAGATCACCATCAAATTCTGCAGCACCAGAAGACTCGCCATTTAGAATGCTCAGTTTTGCATTCGTATCAAATCCGTTAGCTGGATTGTCATCAAATTTAATCTGAGTGGCACTAATTCTCTTCTCAACGTTTTTACCTAATGGCAAATCGTAATCAATTTGATACGTCTGTTTCTTCAAATTATTGAGACGATACTTTTTATCTCCGTCCTCACCTTTTTGTGTAAATTCATATTTATCAGTACCCGAACCTAGTAATGCGGTGCTGGCGGTTTTGGGATTGTCATCCCATGAAAATGTCACTCCACATGCCCCCGAACCCTTTCCAGTTGCAATTAGTTTATTTCCATCTCTAGAGATACCAATACATAAATCATTCTCAGTGGTTTCTGTGCCTAGGAAAGACGTTACAGGATAAGTTAATGGTTCCGATAACTTAATCGGAGCACCTCTCTTTTCAGAACCATCTTTTTTATAAAATACAAGAGTTTTTATATTGACATCTGGATTAAAATTGAAGCATGAATTTCTCTCTTGAGTAGGGACATCAACATCAAAATCGAAACCGTCTTCAGGTAGAAACTTTTTTGGATAAGGGTAACAATCTCCTTTAGGATCAAGGCAAATTTCCCAATCTGGTGTATCTTGATCAGGATTTAGATATGTGAATTCACAATCCTTTTCACCTGGTTCATATTCATCTTTGCAGATCTGAGTATCGATAAAAGGAATACCAGGATCAAATGGATCAGGAAAATCAGGCCAACTAGTGTCATCATCAGGTGGTGGTTCGGTATCTCCTGGAGCAATGCCAGCGCAAGCAGTAGAAGATCCAAACTGATTAGACATTGTTATACAGTACACTGTATCTTCTTGAGGTTCTACAAAGAAACAATCTCCTGTAGGAGACTCTGCACCAAAGTCTGAACGTACCACATCATCTGCATTATCTGAAGAATAGCAGAGAACTGATTTGTATGGTTCTACATCAAAATCGTCTAGATCAGGTAGATCTGGAGAGTTATCATCGTCCAGTTCTGAATCTATACAGTTCCATGCACCACTACTATTCCTAGGGGAATCATCTGCATCGGGATGAGAAACTGTTACTGAAATTCTATAAGGTCCACAATTAGGAAAATCCATAGATGTATTCTGATTGCATGGCGTTGATACAAGAACACCATCAACAAATCTAGGATCGCACTCATCACTATCCTCTTCAGCACTACCATCATCAGGTTTACCGACACCTATAATAGTTACAGTTGCTGTAGCAGTTTTTACATCTTCACCTGCACCATCTCCAGCACCATCTCCTCCATCTCCAGCACCATCTCCTGCACCAAGTCCAGCATCAGAAACAGTAATTTGAAATGTGTTTGGACCAGGCACAGTGATGATATATTGATTACCATCAACTGTCTGAGGTGCAAAACCAGGTCCAGAAGAACCAACAACGGTAGTTGCATTTGGTGATGAATTCCAATTCAATAATACCTTCGTCCCTACTGGTGCAGAAGCACGAGATGCTTTTAAATTTACAGTAAGATCTCCATTTACACCATCATCTGATATTGGGAAAGGATCAACTATCCTATTACCAGCAAGATCAGTAATGTCCCAATCATAATTCAAATCTTCTACTGGAATATCTGAGTTGGGTACGTCTACATTAAAATTTTGTAAGGCATTCGGAACAATGTTGCCTGGTCCAACGAGTTTAACGTCTCTAATTAAAAGACCAGAGGGATTATTACGTCTCTCATCATCAACTAGTTCTGGTGAATCTGGTATTCTATTTGGATCTACAGGTGGAAGTCTCTCGGGGGATGCATTAATATTAATGATTGGAGGACCACCAATAAATCCATCGGGATAGGGATCTCCTTCAGGAATCGGTCCTTCTCTATATGGATATGTCTGTCTTCCATCATCAGGTTCAGGAGAAGTATCGCGAGCAACTGCTGGTCCTAGGGAATCAACCAAAGGATCGCAAACAGGTCCAAAATTGCCAGCAGGATAATACTTGGCCATTAAAAAAGAGGGGCACTTTCCCCTCTATTTAGATCACCCCTTTAGTGTGATTTTTTGGCGGGAATTTTTTTCCCTGTTTTATAGAATCAAAAAGTCATTTTTGTTTTGGTGTGCCAAATCTGGGGCGTCCACCCTGACAGAGATTACATTTCTTTGGAATACGAACCTTGGGTTGGCAAAGATTGCATTTCCTAGGTCTTCTAACTGAAACTCCAGGTCGTCCGCTAAGTTTGTTTCGTTTCGCTTCGACTGGTGTACTTCCAATAATACTAATCAGTGAAAGCATTAGAGGAAGAACAAGTAATTTTTTCATTTAAAAATTATATTAGGACAAAAAAGAGGACCCAATGATCCCCTTTTTATATTTAGGAGGTGGTCTGAATGGACAGTCTGGACATCCAGCACCACAGCATCCTCTAGAAAGGTTCACTAAAATGTTTTTCAATGACTTCGATACGTTCTTCTTCATGAGCAATGATGTCCAGTTGTTCTTGAATAGCACCCAGTACATCTGGATGTTCACCGATACCAACAGGGTTCTC